ATTAATTCTGTCTAAAGCTGACTGATCTTGCAATAAAGTTTTTTGTCCAAATGCGTAAACCTCACCACTTCTACCAGCAGGCTCGTAAATAGGATTAATATCAGCGTCGTATAACTCATTAAGCAGCGTTCTGTTCATTTGGACTTGTGATTTAATTGCACCAATCCTTCCTCTATTCAAACCTGCAGGCGCAAACCAAGGGTCAGCTAAACTATCATTTTGGCTCATAACACCTAACATACCAACAGATGGCGGCACTCTAAGCGGTGCACTATTTGATGGTCTTCTCATAATAATATCTGGGAAATATGCAGCTGCAAATGATGTATCAAGACTACGACTTGAAAATCTTGCTATAGTATTTCTAACGTGTGCTTTAGTTGATGAATCTATGATTACTGATGTACTTCCTCCATCACTTGATTCTTCAATATCCATTATAAACATTGCATCAAATCTTGTTTCGCAAGCTGTTACTGCATAGTCTGTTACTAGTGGTTCTCTAATTCCAGGTATTGCTAACAGCTGGAATTCTGTTGCACTTTTGTCTGCCAATACATCGATTGCTCTTTTGTAAGCAGCAATAGTTGGTCCCGTAAATGATGCCACACCTGTAACTGTTGATGTTTCATCATTGGCTTCACGATGCGCAGCAATTGATGTTAACTCAGCTTTTTCTTTATTGAAAATATTAACGCCGTCAAAGCCTCCTTGCATAATTGTTCTAAACTTAAAGTACTGGATATTTTGTCCAGTTGCATCAGTAGCTGTGTCTAAGAAACGTGTATGACCAGCAGGCAATACACCATCTCTACAATACTGTGCTGTCGACCAATCAACTGCATTAGAAACTACCTTAACAGCAATCTTCTCTAAAGAAAAATAACCGTTTTGGAACGAATCAGCTTCATCACCTTCAAGTATAGCCTTTACATCACCTAAGTCTGGAAAGTAATTTGTCCAAGACTTAATACTCTTGTTAAGAACAAGCTGACTTAACTCTTTGTTAGAATCGTCACTATGTCTTTTCTTTGCAAATTTAACGCCCCAAGGCAAACTTGAATCAGCAACAAATGATGATCCAGATTTACGTGCTACTGACTTTACAAAATGCAAAGGTGAAACTACAAGATTATCAAAAAAGTCATCTACTAGCAACTTATTAGCACCAGCGCCATCATCGCCGCTTTCCTTGAAAATCTTAGAACCAGACGACCATTTAGTATTTAGCGATTTAAGACCACCAGCGCTAACAGGCAAAGAGTTAACTGGAACATCACCTTGTTTAACAAGATCGTGAACTTCAACTCTAACATAACTATTTCTTATTTCAAAATCGCCTGTCTCTTCCAACCTTTGCTTGTCTAAGTCTTTGTCAAAATTATAGAATACGTGCTTATCACCAATAATTCTAGCAATATAATTTCTACTATCTGGATCTAAATTAATGTTCTTCCAAGAAACTAAAATGTTTCCCTTAATAGGATCTGAATCAAAAGACTCTAGCGAAAGATCAAAAGAACCATACTTGCTTGTACCTGAACTTCTTACATTAGATACTAAAACTCTAAACCTTGTATTACCTGCTACACCTGCATCTAGAGAATGTAGTCTAAATAACTTATACGCACCGCTACCAGAAAGCGTTGTACCTCTATTAACTGTGTTACCTTTTCCAAACAACTGTGATGTTATCCAAGGTGATTCAGCGTGTCTGAATCTTGACTCAAAAGAATCGAAATCAGGAGTACCTGATAATGATGTTGCAGGTAAACAAAATGCATTAAGATAAGTGTTGGCGCCCGTTGAAGATGTATCACCAACTACTGCAGTTGATGTATCAATGTCCCAGAATGCGTATAAATAATGACCTTTTTCTTCTATTTTAGTAGGGTCTGTATTTAAAACATTTGAAAAATAATTTGATTTTTCTGGATCAAATGAACATACAAGTGAGGTAGGGTCGATAGAGCTTTTAAAGCCGTTTAAAACTAACTCAAAAGCTGTACCGTCTACTTTGCCTACCTGATATCCGTTTAAATTCTTCATAGGATCAACATCACCAAACAGCAATAATTCACCACCAGCAGCAGACGAGCCTAAAGTAGACGAGCTAAAAACAGTATACTCAGCTTCAGCGCCAGTAATTTGTATTGAAGGTACTACACCTTGCGGTGTCATCAAAACACCGCGAACAACAGGTGACTTAACAGATGCGCCTGTCAATGTCTTTGTGTGCAAGCTATTAACTAAAGTAGTTGTCCCTCCCAATAAAGTTTGAGTACCAACAGTTTGCGTTAAAACAACTTCATCACCTTCTTTTCTAGTAGAAACTAATGTTATTGTTTTTTTGCCTGAATTTGCGCCGCCAGTACCATCTGCTATTGTAAATACCAAAGAAGGATTAATTCCTGACAAGTCTGAAAATCTATATACATCAAAAACGGGAAGTTCAGCCACTGTATTATTACTGTTAAGTGCGCCCATTATTCGATCTGCTATTTGATCATTAGTACCTGTCTTTACTTGAATTACGTTTTTAGGCGCTGTTTCAGTTAAGTTTGCAACTACTGTAATTGTTAGCGTAACATCTGAAGTTACTGTTGATGGTGTCACTTCTTTAGGTAAGAATATAGTAACGATATCTCCATTAGCAGGCCCAGAAACTGTGATGGCATCAGTTAAAGATGCTGCAGTATTTTCTACTTGCACGCCTGCGTCTGTTAGGTATCTAGTTTTAACAGCATCAGACATATTTGCGCCAAGCATATACGTTCTTGACGCTTTTAGAAGACCTGCAGATGTCGGATCTGTTAGCTCCGCGTGCTTTTTAGTGTTGTAAATATTAGGATTATTTCTTAAATCACCGCTGTCGTCGTGAGAAATATGTTTACCTAATTTAAAACCTGCGTCTGTTACTTGATTTAGTGTTGCTTTGAGACCATTACCTACTCCTAGAACACGCATAAACGTGCCTGATTCTGAGTTTTTCATCCATTCGTTTAGCGCAAGCGGTCCAAATAAATTTGAATTGCTTGTTTTGTTAACCTCTAGCATATTGCCAAAAGTTTCGTTAAACTGCTGGATTGTTGCAAATGTTTTAGGGACAAATGCAGGTCCTCGCTTAGAAGGACCGACAACAGCAGCTGGAACGCCTAACGGTGATTGCTCTGGGTCTCTTACTTGCGATAAATCTATTTCTTTAAGAGTTACTCTTGCTGAGCCTTGTCCAGCCATATCTATATTCTCCTAGTGTTTATTCTTATATCTATATATTAAGGGAATTCAACACCTGAATTTGTAATTACAAAATCTATTGCAATAAATTCAACTGCTCTTGTTGGAACGATAATAATTTTACCGTTAAGTCTGTTATTGTCAACGTCTTCAGACGTATTATTCGTCCCATCCATAACAACTCTAAAGTCTTCAATACCTTGATTAATTTGAATACTTGCTAGTTGACTTGTTGCGCTATCAACAAAGTTTTGATGAGTTTTACTATTATTTTGCTCAAACAATAAACTTTGAGCTATTAAGCCTATTCTTCTTTTAACTTCTAAAACGAGTCTTCTTACGTTAACACGATCTAATGCTGTTCTTGCTAATTGAGAAGTTTTCTGTCCGAATATGACAAATTGCTTATTAGGGAAGTTTGCGATAGGATTAATCTTTGCTTCATAAAGAGTATCACGATCAGCTGCATTCAATCTTACATCAATTGATGTAATTGATTCCAACGCACCTCTACTAAATCCTGCAGGTGCAAACCAAGGATGTGATTCATTGTCTGTTTTGGCTAACGCGCCTAATGCGATTACCGAAGGTGGAACTTTAATAACTCTTCGGCTATTTATAGCTGCTTCATCATCATCTCCACTATCAAGTACTTTTACATCTGGAAAATATGATGCCGTATATGAAGAATTAACTTCTCTCAAATTAAAAGTAGAAGATGTTTCATCAACATCAGGACGTCCTGTCTCTACACCTCGAGAGTCAACAAAAACTCTTACACTACTTGAATCATATTGCTGTATGTCCATTAAATACAAAGCACTTCCATATTCTTCTACTCGATCTTTTACAAAGTCTGTAATGAATGGGTCTCTAATTCCAGGAATCGCTAGTATATTATGATTTACAACTAATTCATCCGTCATAACACGGACAGCATTTTTAAAAGATACAACAATGTTGTTCTGGTCTTCAGTTCCTTGCATAATACCCGACGAGCTATCAGTTCCAGAAAGACCGCTTGTAAATCCACCCTCTCCAGCTTTTCCGCCAGTTTCTGTTGAAGCAGATTTGTCTGTCATGTAAAAAGAATCACGATCAAATATATTCAATCCATCGAAGCCGCCATACATAGAAGCTGTGAATTTCGACATTAATGAGTATTTATTAAACTTAACAACGTCTTCACTCAAAAGCTTTGCCAAAGTTACTCTTTTAACATTACCGTCAATATTATCATCAGATCCCGCCATTTTAATCAGATTTTCTGTAGCATCGTAAATATTTTCATCACTTACATCTGCATTTCTAACGTAAACAGCGTTTTTAAACACATCATTAACGTTTCCTGAAATACTGCTTAATTCGCTCCCGCTTAACGCTACTTTAGCAAGAGTAAACTTGTTATTATTATGTGAATCTGAAAGTGCACCTGACGTTATAACATCTGTGTCTACGCCGAAAAACTTTGTATAGTTTGATAAAAGCTGATTAAACTCTTTTCCTTTATTTGCGTTATTTATATCTTTAACTCTTGTTGACATCAATCCCCAGTGAAAGTTAAAATTAACACTTTCAGAAGAAGAAGCGTCACCCAAGAATGTCTGGTCGTATGACGCGCCGCCAGTTCTTATATCACCAACTGTTACTTTAAATCTATACGGCAACGGTGGCAAAACTGAGAGATTTAAATTGAGGTTATTACCTAGCGTTGTTATAAATGTTGTGCCACTTCCTGCAGAATCTTTTGCAGCTGTATTTGAAATAATTGAAGGCAAGCCTCTAAAACCAAAAGGAAGCGCTGTTTCTGGCAACTCACGATTTAATACATCATCGCTCATTACAATTCGTATACGAGTCGATCTATTAGAAAAAGATCCTTCCCTTACAAGTCTTCTTTCATCTGCATCAGCTGCGTCAAAATTAAAGAAAATCTTTTCATCACCTATTACATTGGCAATAAAGTTTTTTGAATCTGGGTCCAGAGAACAATTATTAAATGTTTCATAAATAATCTGTGCATCATCGGTGTCTCTTAAATCTCTAACTACAACACTAAATGTACCAAATTTATTTGTTGGATCAGTGCTAGCAAGCATATTTTTAATTGATATCTTGTATTTATCGCTAGAATAAGCACCGTCATCTAAGGATTCAAAATGAAATAAGTCATATTCTTTTTTACCAAAAGGCTGCGAAATAAACTTTGTTGTTTGCGGCGTAGTGAATTTACTACTAAAATTACCGTAACTCTTAGCTTTTGCCTCGTTTAGACCACTATGAATACCAACATTTCCTGATACAACTTCTGCTACCTGAGAGTCTATAGGAAAATGTGCATACAACAAATGCTTTTTGTCTTCAAAAGAAAATGCATCTGTATTTAACACTTTTTGAATGTATTTGTCGCTATCTGGATCTAGTGAAATCTGTACTGAATCGGTGTGATTGGTTCCATCTGTAAATCTTAGGCTGAAAAGCCCAGAAACTGCTGCAGCATATGGGTTAGAAAAATCAAGAGTAGCAGCTACAGGTGAAATCTGTAGTTTATAATCTTTATGAGTAAAAATCATCGCTCGTATTAATTCTACACCACCCTCAACCATTGTGTTGCCAAGAGTAGCATCCGCGTTTGTTGAATGTGAATTATTGTCATTTAGAATACCAAGTCCGATATGTTCTACTTTATTTACTGCATGAACTGCTGTGATTAAAAAGGGTGATCCGCTAAAATCTGATGAAGATTTTGGAACCATTTTGAAACCTGCATTTTCTATACCTGCTCCTGACCTGTAGCCGCTGCCTAATGTTCTGCAAAACGTGAGTGCTTTGCCGTTATTTCTAAAAAATTCTGCCATTGCATGACCACTTAATCTATTGCGGTCAGGAGCTCCAAAAATTCGAATGTACTCTTCTCTAGAAGTTACTGTTGTTGGTACGAATGCAGGTCCTCTTTGAGAAGGGCCTATAAGTCCAGCGGGTGTTGCATTATTTCTAAATAATGGTCTACTGATTACTTCTATTTCTCGTTCGAAAAATCCTGGAGACTTGAATGTCTGCTCTGCCATGCTATTTCTCCTAATACTTAATTTATTTTCATAATATAATTATGCAATACAATATCTATTTATCGTTATTTGAGACATTAAAAATAAATTGAGCGTACTTTTGATCATACACAGTTTCCCCTAGGTTTTGGTTTTGCGCAACAACTGGGATTTTATTTCCTTTTTTATCTGTAATGAAAATCTTTTTGTTAGTTTTGTTTTCTGAGTTTCTATTTCCTATAGCATCTTCGCTAGAATCAGTTTTATTATGTACTGTCGGTATATTATCTATATTATCTTGCATTGCTGTTAAAGAACGAATTGCAGGGATCCCAGATTGTTGTCCTATATGGTGGTCATTTTCTGACTTTGTATCATCAAATATTTTTGCATTTGGATCGTTGCTTCTAACACCTACTTCTTGATTATTCTGTATGTGATTAGAAGTTAATACATCAAAACTTATTTTGGGAGCGCTCACTATAGATTTAAGACCAACTTTACCGCCTTCAATGTTTGGTGCAAGAATATATCCGGTTGCATTAATTGTTAGTGTATGTTTAATATATCTTTCAGCATCTGTGAAGTCGCTATAATTTGTATCTTGACTAAAAGAGCTATCTACAAATGCGGGAAACCAATATCCTTTACGACTTTCTATTCTTATCTGTCTGCCTGGATTTATAGTATATGAACTCATTATTGCTGTTAATAGTTTGTTCATCTGTTGTGTGAAAGAAGACCATATAGTTATTTCGTAAGTGCAACCAAAATATTTGACTGGAGGTATTTCTAAAGTTTCATATATATTGTCAAGTTGAGGTTTAAGAGAATACTGCCCGTTTTGTCTTTTTGTCGTATGTTTAATACTGTTAAAACCTTCAAAGTTTTTTTGCTGGCGCCATTCTACGTTGTTATCTGCAATACGCCTTGCAATGACTTCAGGAAACATCTCGTTATTTGCCATTCCTTTTTGTGGAGTATTGTCAATAGCTCCTCTTGTTATTGAAACTAAAGGTAGAATAAGTGCACCTGTATTGTCTGTTATGGGCTTTTTGCGTCTTAGAATTGCAAATCTTTCTCCAGTTGCAAATATAACAGGTACACGCAGCTTTTCGCCTTTAAGCTCATGATAAAGAGGTAGCTGTTCATTAAACAAATCAAAGATAGCAACGTCTAAGTCTTCTAGACCGCAAGAAGGAATAACATAGTCATATGATCTCTGCGATTCTTCGTATCCAGAAATTATTTTATTTTCTTCTTCTTTAGTTTGATCGTATCTAGTTGACATCATTTATCTCCATAAAAAGAAGAGCCTACACCATTTATACTTTTAACACTATCATCTGGAGAAACTTTGCTCGGACCAGAAATTGGTTTTTCTAAAACGCTATCCTTTTGAAGTTGACGTATGTCGTGATCAGTTGTTCCCCTTTGTTGCTCAAATGTTGTCTGCATTGCGTCATCATCCGTATATCCTTCGTATGTTGGCCCAATTGCTTTCTTTAGTATATGTTCTATTCTTGTTTGCTTAGCATTTAACTTTAACGAAACAACACGCTCAACTTGACCATAAGCAATTTTATCGTAAATCAAGGATGTAATCTCAAAGAAGGATACACCGTAAGATATATAATCACCCTGTCTTATGTTTAAGTCTCTATCAATTAAATCTCTACCATGTAAAAATGCTGCGATTGTTTTTATTTGTTCATGACCAAATTGATTTGTCTTAACTTCAGAAGGTTGCCATTCAACCAAACATTCAAGTTCAATAGGCGGATTAAATATTTTCTGCATTGATTCTTCATAGACACTATGCACATTAGAAAGATCTTCTCTTACAGTATAATAATATATTTTTTGTCCTGCAACATCTTTTATTACTTCTTTAGTAATATCAGCAAAATAGTCAACTTCTCTTTGCCCAACAAATAATCTAGCCATAATTCTTATCCTATTATGATTGCTCTTCCGTTAGGAACAGGAATTCTTTTTAAAATTTGTGACATCGACTCCGATTGAGTTGCATCACCCTCTAATAATTTCTGGTATGTTAGCTTATCCAGAGTCTCTGCTAATGATTCTGCTAGTCTTTGACGATCTTCTCTGCCTTGACTTATTAATTCACTGCCATTCATTTGCAAGTCACTGCCTGGAATTGGGACTGAACTGAACTTTGATCTTGTAAGCCCTAATGTTTCTTTACATAATGCTAATGTGTATTGTCTTATCCAATGTCTAGACATTTGATTTATTTCACTAAATTTAATATTTCCAAAGGGAATATTAGATATATTTGAAACGCCGTCTATCGATTCGTCATCGTATGGTAAGTTAGGTTTAAAAGGATCAGCAGGAAAAGAAAACTTTACAAACAAATTCTGTGGGTTGTCTTGAGATGGCCTTGGAAATATTCTTAAGTCTTGTCCTTGTAATCTATAACTATAGTTACTTCTTCTAACTCTATTTGATATATCTAGCTGGCCGGCGCGAAGTAAGTCTTCAAAAACGGGCAGAACGTAAAAAACAGTTTCTGGTGTAAACGATTCAAAAGCAAATTGATTATTTAAATAGTTAACAGCTGATGTAGTATCAAAAAATCTATATGCAGCCTGCGGCGAAAAGTGAAATATTTCATTAACTTTTATTTTTGCTGTTGTAGCTGTTGGTAAAACGTCTTTCTTGTACTCAGGATTGAATATAGTTAATTGTTCTGCTGAAGACGCTGGGTCATATGCAGTTAGAGACAATTCTTTTGTTACATCTCCTACTTTATGTGGAACTATTAAGTCTGTATAGATATTGTAATCTTGTATACCAGACTTTAACTCTATATAACCACGTACAGAGTTTGAAACGCCGCCAACAAAAGCTTCTGACGCATATGGTTCTGCACGTCTTATAAGATATTCGTGTGTTTCCCTAGGAAATCTCTGTTCTTGACCGTGTGGACCTAATTGTTTGTCTAATACTGGAGTAGCTGTGACGTTACCTGCTTTGGCTTCAATTGCGCCTTGATGATATTGACCTTTTGTATTATGCAAGTTAAATCTTGGATCAGCAATATCTTGTATTGTTAACGGTTGTGCATCTTTTTGTGCTTGAGTTATATTATCACTTGTTTGACTTGCGTCTGTGTCTATGAAATAGTAGTCACCACTTGCATTTTTTTTAAATGTATTAACTTGTCCTGTTGACAGACCCATCAAGTTTGACATATAAACTTCAGCTTGATGAGCGTTAATCTGCTTTGAGAATTCTAATGCTGATTCTTCAAAGTTTGCCCATATCTGTTTACTTGTTAACTCTACTGATAATACGTCATCTCCTAAACGTCTTTTAACATATAATACAATACTATCTGCTTCTTCTATAAAGTGCAGATCACTATCATATACACCAAATGGTGTTGGCTGTGTTGTACTACTAAATGAAGCCATATAAAACTCCTATAATCTTTTATATACATATCTAATTATAAAAGTCTTTACTAAAGAATACGATTTCAAACAGCAAATACTAAAAAACCCCAAAGAGTATCTCTACTACAATGAGGTTTAATATTTCTTTTACAAAAACTTAATTATTATTTTAAACTTAAGTATGCGCTGGAGGTGCTGCCTTACCAGAAAGACCAAGAATAATCCAGCCTACTGTATCATTAACATAGTAAAGTGTAGCTTTATCACCTACATCTGCAAATACTATGGTTGCAAATCCGGTCTTGGTTGCAGGCGTCAAAGTTCCATCACCACCATCACCTGCAAGTATAATTTGCAATACTTGACCAGGTTTTCCGTTTGCTAAAGTAAGCGCTTCAGCACCGCCTGTTGTTTTATTTACAACTGCATGTGTTACAGGAATTGCAAGAGTTGCCCCAGCTACTGCTACTGTTGCTGTGTCTGACGGTGCTAAAGTGTGGAACATATTTGGTGAACCTTCACCAGTTTGCTGTACTAAACCTTTTGCAGGTGTATATTTCATTAATGGCATTAGTTATTCTCCTTAGATTTTTTAATTATACTAATTCTTTGTTCAATTTGTTCAGCAGTGAGTCTGCCTTTATAGTCTCTTAAAAGTCGCTCACGAAGAGCTTGAAATTCATCTTTTTGTGTGGGTTCTGCTTTTGGAGCAGGCTTTGCAGCAGCTGGCTTTGGAGCCTCTTTTTTTGGTGCTGCCGGTTTTTTGCTCTGCTTTGGCGCAGGCTTTTTTTCTTCTGTCATAACTTCCTCCTTTTCGGATAAACTTGTCCGCATGATTCCGATGCACTGGCGGGGTCAGCTGTTATGTTCGCATCGGGCCTAATGTTATATATTACTAAAAAGGTGCATTTTTTACGTGCACCTTAATTTATTTAACGTTAAAAATACGTAATAAGTTAATATTACTCAGAATCACCAGCAGGTTCTGTATCAACATCTTCTTCAACAACCTCATCAGACTCAGGCATACTTACTGCTTCAGCCTCGTCACCACTCGCATCATCAGCTTGTGCCGCAGCTGCTTGTCTCTCTTGCTCCTCACGTGGCACAAGCCTATCAATTGCTTCTTGTAATGTTGCTGCGTCTTGCAAAGAAAACGCGCCACGACGTTGCGCTACTTGTATTGCTGATAATAAAACGTTAATTGACTGTACTTGCTCTGGGGTTAACTGCATTTTTTAATCCTTCCATTTAATTAAATATTTTTTATTCGCGATTAAATGCAAGTATAATATATACACGAAAGATTAAATGTACACCTCAAAGATTAAAATAATTGATTTTTTAGCGATTACGACGTCTTCTGCGAGACTCTGCTAGTCTTTGTTTCTTTTCAAACGCTGCATACTCTTCACGAATAATTCTATTTAAATATTCTGCAGTTATTTGGATTGGGTTCTCATTAGTACCCTCAGACAATCTTTGACGATTATTAAGATTTGTCATTTCTTCTTTGATAATTCTTCTTAACATTCTTGATGTAAGTTTCATAAAAATCTCCTTATATTAGTGTTAATAACTATATCTAGTCTTTTCTTTTATTGATTTCTTGCTCTAAAATAGTAAGTTTAGTATCTATCTTTGCCAAACATACCTTTATCTCTTGCACAGAACTAAGTAACTCTTGTAATACAACTTCAGTTTGCTTTGCTCTAGATTCTAATGCGTTAACTCTTGCTTTTAAATCTGCCATCTCTTCAGCATTTTTTTTTGAATCTTTATGCCAAGAATAAAACAATCCCATTATAGATAACACAGTACCTACTGATAATATTAAATTTGGTTCCAT